CCTTGTGCAATAATAGCCTGGTAAGCTGTTTCGACTGCAAGACCTTTTGTTTTCGCGGCGGCGGCTAAATTCTCAGTATAGGCGATATACATTATCGCTACTCTGTAAGCTCCGTAAGTGGCAATCAATCCGGTTAAGACGTCACCAACTAACTTGTAGTTGTCAATAAGGGTGGAAACCCCACCAACAGCGGCATACAGGAACCCTGAATTTGCTTTTCCAATACCGTTATACATTGCAGCGAGCTTGTCACCAATGTTACTCATCTGGCCTGTAAGCGAAGCACTGATTAAAGCGTTCGCCCCGGCTACGCCTTTCATCTCTCCAAGGCTTAAGATGTATTTTTGTATTGCAGAGTTGGTATTTTCAACAGTCGTTTGCTGTTCTTTGAATGAAAAGGTCACCCTGTCACCGTTGGCGGATGCTTTGATACCAAATTCTTTGAGCCTTTCAAACTGTCCGGTTTGAGCATCAAGTAAAGCCTCCCCAAGTTGATCAAAGCTTTTACCTGTGGATGATGCAAGATCTCCAAGCTTTGTCATTTGTTCGTAGGTAGGAACAAAACCTTGATTTGCAAGTTTGATGAAAGCGCCGGTTACTTCGTCAAGTTGAAATGGAGTCGTAGCCGCAAAGTTGGCAATCATCGTTAATGCCTCAGCTCCTTTAGTTTCTCCAAGCGTATTTTTAAGGACAATCCCGAACTTTTCAAACTTCGCGGTTGTGTCAAGAATCGTTTTACCAATAACCCCGATAGAAGCAACAGCCCCCAGAGCCATTGCACCGATATAACCAGAAGCAGAATTGAACGCACTACCCATACGGGTGCCCTCTGTAGCGGCAGTGTTACCTATCCCTCTGAGAAGAGCATTAGATCTGGCTGCATCTGCTGCAAGCTGCCGGTTGTCTATGTTCGTTGCAAAACTTATTGCTCCTTCGTCGTTATTCATAGAGTTCTTTTCTAATCGCGTTTCTGTTTGCTGGATCGTCAGCGTTTATTACTTTCTGCTTGTCTGTGTCTGTGTCCGCTTCCTTCTCATCGTCGTAACTTGGCAACACTGAGCTGTACATGATCGTATTTGCGTAACTCATTTCATAAAGGACATAGTCAAAAGTCAGCGTATACCCTTTGGCTACTCCTGCGATTACTGCCCAGATTGAATCGTTTCCTCCTGTTTTGTCGGTTTTGTTAGATTTACACCGATTAGGAAACTTGAAACGCTGAAAAAAAAAGCAGTATCCAGTCCGGATAAAAGCTTTTGAACAATCGTGTTTAATTCGATTGGCGGGACATCTTCCAAGATCTCTTTAGCGAGTATTTTTTGATTGTCAATTTCAACCTCTTTGAAGCAAGGGATCAGGCCAAAGAACCAATACTTTCTAACCTTCACCATTTGTTTGGTAATGTTCTTCGCCCCAAGAATCAGCACTGCAACAATATCCCCCAATACTTTGCAGTCCTTTGCAATTCTCAGACTTTCACTCATTATCTCCTGTGTGTTCAATTCGATCTGTGGCATTTGAGCAACCAACTCCGAAACAAGAATGAGCGTTGCAGTGGATGGAGGGGCCACCAGGTAAGTTTGATTCCCAATGGTAACCTCTTGTGTTTTTTGGAGTATCGTTTCAGCAACCTTTGATTCTGCTTTTTTCATAGTCGTTTTCATGTTTGCGCCGAATACGGGAATCGAACCCATTCCTTGGCAGTAACATCCCATTTGTAGGGTAATAGTTCAACCGCCTGTTCACCACTTATACTACTCCGGCAAAAAAGAGACAGCTCCACTCATCATAGAGCTGTCTTTTAGATATTTTGATTTTTAGTTAAACGTGTCGGACTGTAGGCTTAGTTATTTTAGAATAGTCTTTCGCTAACCTTATTGGAGAGTACCTATATCTCAATTGGCTGCAAAAACTTTGTATTAATCTTTTTTGAAGAGTCGCACATTTGAGAGTATTTCCATAGTCAAAATCGCTGACCACTTTTTTAGTTACTCCCTTTTGGTCCCGGATTAAACCCTCATTTTGTGCTGTGATAATCTGACAGGTCAGCACTACATTGGTGGTGATCATGTAGACGTCAACAGCCGTAAAAGGCATTGCCTGAGCAGGTGATTGGACATTAAAGCCAAAGGTCTGCAACTGGTCCGATTGGTGATAATTCACCTGTGATGCATTGAGTCCTATCGTGAGGATCAGCATCGAGCAAAGAAGAATGATCTTTTTCATTAAATTGAATGTATTAATTAATAATGGGTTAATGGTTTACCTCCACCATAAGTCCGTCTATCCGTTTGCCTCTATTTTTTACGCCTGAGTGTAAGGTTTCAGAATTGCGCCTGCTGCTGGTTTCACACCGTCAAAGGTGTATTTCCATTTCTTACCAGCTTCAGAACTCCATGTTTCTTCAACTGATACAGCTGCAGCTTCCATGATCCAGCCTTCGAGTGTGACATCCTCAGGAGTCATCCGGATACCGTAATTGGCAACGATAAGACCATCGTCATCAACGATTGGCTTGCTGTCACCTTTTTTCACAAATACTTCAGCCGAAAAGCTGTATTTGTTTTTTGCATAACGGGTGTCAATTACCTCTCCACCTTCGCCGAGTGCCTCTGATTTGGCACCTTTCTCTGTTGCGAGTGTCGCTGTTTTCTCAACGATTACAGGGAACACTATCCATGTTGGGACTGCAGGAATAACACCTGCCACATGTGCAACAACTTCCACTTTCGGTTTACCCCAACTTAATATTGACATAATATTTAATTTTTAAAAAGTTGTTAATTCGAATTTAATTTTACAATTCACAAAATGCTGGTCAATGCCTTCAGCCTTGTAGGTCTGTATTGTTGCCCCAAGTTTGAATCGATATTCACCAGGTATGATCGACTGAATAATGGTATTGGACAAGATCTCTAACTCCTGACAGCGTGATCCGTTTTTAATCAGTACAGTGCTTCCGTTTGCGATATCCGGAACATAGATGTTCACGTTTACAACCCCCGTCTGGATCTGATCATCAAGACCAGTCATAAATGAGACGATTGCATCTTCAGTTTTAGCCCCGTTTGGCCTCATGCCTTCACGAAAGATTGACCCTTTGATAGTTGTAGCCAAAAGACTCCCCCTCAGGATGCTGAATACATCGAACTCAATCTGACTGCCTGTCTTTCTCATTTGGTAAAGCCTAACTTTTTCATCATTCGAGGTACAAGCTGTTCAGCGAGTAATTCAGCACTGGTCAAAACATTGTATCCAAGAGCTTCAACATAAGCGGCGTAGTTCTCACCGGCAACGACAATAAGCGTGATCCCTTGAGCGTAGCGAGCCGTAAGCTTTCGTGCATACGCTTCACCGTCTGTCCCGCCGTTACCTTGAAAACTGGACCCGTCAATTATGACTCCATCTTTTACGATGACATAGCCGGTTGAATTCAGAAGAGCGTTTGTCTGTGGTGTGTAAGTCCTTCCGGTCCTTGCTTCATTCACACAGGTTACCCCGATGAAGTTTAGCCTTACCAACAGCGCGGCTAACCGTCTCTCGATCTGTTTCTGCAAATGAGCATCAAGATCGCCCGGAGACGTTGTCATGACTATGCCCATATCGAAATGTTTTTTCTTCCGGTACGATCAAAGCCACTTACAAGAGTCTCAGCAAGTAGAACTCCATCTTCATCAAATAGAGCAATAGGATCTCCAATAGACAGATTCAAGTCAGATTGTGGCATGAATATTTCATACACATATAGAATAGTTGACCCGTCAACTCCTTTGACCTCTTTAGGCGGGGTATGTTTTTCGATATGACAATCACCTGCATCAATCCAATCCGACACGAACCCTTCAACCCAAAAACCTGAAACAGGATCAAGTTGTCCGGGAATAGTCGTTTTGTATTTCAGTGTGCTGTTATATCTTGACATGATTACCACCTATTAGAACCATCAGTAATTGAAGAGAATGTGACAAATTCGGAAACATCAAAACCAAATTGATTGCATATCCCGATAATCCGCTTTTCGATCACTCCATCAGCATAGCTTTGAGCAAACTTCCCTTCGGATTCTGACTTCAAAACCATAAGTTTGGAGAGAGCTTTGACAGTAGCTTTTGCAACTGACTTTTCATCAGTATACTCAGCTGTTGCGTCAAGTCCTGCATCGAGTAACGCTTTATTAAGAGCACCCTTACTGATTGTAAGGGGCTCTATTTCGGCTTTTAGTGCTTCTAAATTTGTCACAGTCAACTATTATTAAACCAGGTTACGGACCCGAAGATTTACAACTGCATTAATGCTGTTGATGATCGGAACTACACGCCAAGAGCCTTGAGTGTATTCGCCAGCTGCCTGACCAGAGCTTTCGCCAACTGTCCATTTGGCCATACGGATACCGCTACCAGCGTCGGTATAATTCACGTTCTCTTCAGGTATAATTGCACTGTCTTCAAAAGCAGGCTGCAATTCTCCGATAGTACCAGCGGGTTTCAAGACAATCATGTCATGATTCCAAGGGTCAATCGTGGTGCGTTCTCCGTCTACCTGACCAGCGTTTTTCTTCGTGATCAACGTGATAGGAGGCAAACCGTTCTGAGCCCAATACTCATCAAAAGCGGCGTCTGTGATAACCCCTTTACCCTTGTCAGTGCCAAGGATAGCAGTTTTGATCAGGCCAGAGCGTTTCATGAAGTATTTGATCTCAGGGGACATCAAAGCCTCTCCGAAAACAACGCCTTTCTCTGCAAAGTCATAAATGGCTTTACCAAGTTCAAGCATACAATCCAAAGTGAGAATGTTTGCTTCAGTCCATGCAGTAGCTGCTTGCAGCTTGTTCTCAGTCGGCATTTCGTAGTCTACCTTGTAGATACGACCATCCGGGTTGATAGCACTTGTGAAGTCAGCAACACCACCGTTGGAGAGTGCACGTAAAATGATGTGGTCAACAGCATCCTTGGTGCCCAGATAGGCTTCTTGAAAGTCTGAGATCATCGTTTTTTTGATTTCGGCAAACTTCTGAGCGTCCTGAAGTCTTGGGGACTCATAGATTTCCTGAAGCTTACGCATCTTATCAGCTGTCATCAGGAACTTGTGACCTACGCGAGGGATCTCACCTTTCCAGGTGTCGAAGCCATCAGAAGGACGAAGCGGAGTGGCTGCATTGTTTCCAATGATCGAAGCCAGGAAGCGAAGTTTGTACTTACCAAGAATACCCTCACAAGTAAGGCCGTACTGAGGCAGATTAGAAGTAAACCAACGGTCAACGTAGGTTTTTTCCCACAGGATCTTATTTTGCAAAGAAGCCTGATCGAACATGATCTGCATCGTCTTCAGAAGATCGATCGGTTGTCCGGGGAAAATCAGGGTTGTAAAAATACTTTTAGGCATATCTTACTTATTTTTAGAAGTTAGACCGATTTGGTGTATTTGATGTTGTGATTAGCCAACAACACATTACCCTGCATAAGCACGGTAGGGATAGCCGGAATACGGCGTAAGTACCAGGCACCCGAACCTGAATCAATTGTTACATCAATCCCTGTTTCGTTTGCGGCATCGTTGACTTCAACAGAAGCAATGACAGCGGCATTCGCCAAACCGATAAGAGCCGCGTTGGCGGGTGTAGTCACGTCAGCAACGACCTGTACAATGATATCACCAACGGCCAATGTTGCAAGAGCGGCTGAGAGGGTAATAACATATTCGTCAGAAGCATTGACGGCAATAGCACTGATCGAAGGAGCCGCGGACAGCAACCCTGTAACAGTTTTGAGCACTTTGTCACCTATTTTGAAAATAGGGCTAAGATGCATCGAGCTTTCAAGCGTTACCACTGTTGGATCAGCGGCAATTGCTTTTACTTTTCCAGTCTTGACAAGCAACACCTTTCGGGTAATCTCATCATAGACGGCCAGAGTTCCGGCGGGAATCTTATCCCCTGCATTGAAACCCTGTGTAACGGTATCCAACGTAAAACCGCCAATAACCTTTAAAGGGCTTGACGTGTATACATTTCTACCACCACCATAAGTTGTTTTTCCGAATTTCATAAGCTTTTTTTGCTTTAAAAATTATTTAACTTCAATTTCTGCAAGCAGCCCTTTCGCGGCTTCTTCCGAAGCTTGCTGTGCGGTTGCTGCTGATCCGGCAACTGCCGGAACGAGCCCCTGCGTGATGAGATGTTGCTTGTAACTGGTCAGGTACACGTCTGGATCTTGATCCGCCGGTACTGCCACAAACTTCATGTGTTCATCAGAGAGACCATGCTTTTTCTGAAGTGTAGAGATTAAAGTTGCCCTTTCTGTTCCTGCTTTTTCTGCTTTGAAAGTCTGATTCTCTGTTTCAAGAGTTGACAGTTTCTTGTCGTAATCTGATTTCAAAGTGTTAATAGCCGCTTCCCAAGGTTTTTCCTCTCCGCCACCAGCTGCTGCTTTTTCCACCTTAGCTTTTTCTGCTGCTGCTAATTCGGTTTTTTCCTTTGAAGTCTGAGCCCACCTGGTAGCTTCACCCTGCATTGCCTTAGCAAATGGGAGAATAAGGTTTGCCTTTACTTCGATTTCTGCGTCAGTAGACGCTTCTGTTAGGCCATCGCTGCCACCTGAAACAAGGGCTTCGATTGCTGCTTCTGAAAGTCCCATGTCTTTGCATTTGACTTTAAATAGCTCTAATAATTTTTTATTCATGAGATTTTTTAACCGGTTATATTCGATTTTGCGCCCAAATATAAGTAATAAAATGATATGTGCTCAATAGGAACGCAAATATTTTTGCATGTTAATAAACAGCCTGTTAAGAATTTACCAAAAATCCAAATTTATTTTTAAATATTTCTTTTAGAATGTTGCATATATTAAATATATGCCCTATTTTTGACCCGTTGTGTTCCTATTGGGCACACTTTAATATTTTGGAAATGGAAATAACAATCAAGGTGATTGATAGGGATAGGCTCTCACAGCAAATTGGTGATGAAATAACCAAGATCAAAGCTACTGCCAACTTCCAGATTAAAAGAGATCCGGATTACGGTGATAAGCTCATCGGTAAAATTGAAGTTTGGGGCTATTCCGATTGGAGCTTTGCCGTTTATGTACCTGTTAAAGCCTTTAAATAATGTTTACGAACGATTTCTACCCGACCCCTATTGATGTGATCAACACCATGTGTTCAGGCCTTGACCTGATCGGTAAGACTGTGCTTGAGCCATCAGCCGGAAGTGGTAATATTATTGACTACCTGAGAGCAGAAGGGGCAAAGGTTATAGCCTGTGAAAAGCATCCGGATTTAGCTCTTATCGCACAAAAGAAAGCCGACAGGTTTTTAAAGCATGACTTCCTGCAGGTGACCGGCGAAGAGATCAGCCATATTGACTTCATCATCATGAACCCTCCATTCTTTATGGGTGACAAACACATCCGCCACGCTTGGGATGTTGCGCCAAGTGGATGTGAGATAATCGCACTGTGTAACTCCAATACTCTTGATAACCGGTATTCTCACCAACGTGAAAACCTGTTTTCGCTCATCGAGAAAAACGGTAACAGCGTAAGGCTTGGAAATGTCTTTTCACAATCGGAGCGTGAGACAGATGTAAGCGTTTCAATGGTCCACCTGTTCAAACCTCGCACTGGTGACAATGAGTTTGATGGATACTTCGATCTTAACGAGGATCCAGAGCAGGAGGGCAACGGGATAATGGCTTATGATGTTCTTCGGGATTGCGTCAACCGGTACGTTGGAGCGGTTAAGATGTTCGATGAAGTGATCGGTGCCTCTCAACGTATGAACGCCCTGATTAAGCCCCTCAATCAATACGGTAACATCACATTCGGAGTTAACCAACGCCGGGATGGAAGGGATTACACTGTTACCCGGGATGAATTCAAAAATGAGCTTCAGAAGTCAGCGTGGAAAGCGGTTTTTGCTGAAATGAATATGAGCAAGTATATCACTAAGTCCGTAATGGAGAACATTAACAAGTTCGTAGAGCAACAGGTTAAGGTCCCGTTCACACTTAAGAATATCTACAAGATGGGCCAAATGATAGTTGGTACACATGCAGGACGGATGGACAAAGTACTGGTGGATGCTTTCGATAAGATCTGTTCTTTCTCTTACGAGAATTCAGAGGCTGGATCCGGATGGAAAACCAATTCATCATATAAGGTCAATCAAAAATTCATCCTGCCTCACCTCACGACTATCGGATACAGCGGTCAGCTGTCAGTAAGCCCTTACGGATACGACAGACAGGGTGATATGGATGACATTGTTAAGGCTCTCTGTCACATGACTGGTAAGGACTTCGGGTCTTTTAAGAGCCTAAACGAATTCATCTCACACACTTACCTGTTGGACGCGGAAGGCAAACGGGTTAAAGATTCAAACGGATATAGCGACAAATACCGATATCTGGAATTCGGTAAATGGTACCAGTGGAATGAATTCTTTGAGATCCGCGGATACAAGAAAGGGACAATGCACGTGAAGTTCTCTTCTGAATCCGTTTGGATGGAATTTAACCGGAAAGTAGCAAAGATCAAAGGCTGGGCTTTACCCCGGAAGACGGATACCAAAACCAAGGGCACGGAGCGGACCAAGAAACAAGGATTAGAAATTTACTAAAGATCATGAACAAGAAAGCATTACTCATAGCGTGGATTGCCGGGATGTACACAGGTGCAGGATTAGACGAAAGTTACTGGTCCGCTCTTCCTTTGGCTTGGAAGTATTCTAAGATAAGAATGTTCTTAAAATGGTACGAATCCAACAAGCAGCGATTTGAAGAGGTTAAGAGTGTTGGCATGATCGGAATTGATCAGCCCTTTGATATTGAATTGATCCGCGCTCATGCAAGAAATCATAGGGTGATTTTGGTAGGCGCAAATGTTCCAATAATGCGGGGTTGCCCCTTTGATGAACCCTTACTTATTTCTCGTCTTCATGAGCCTCAATTCAATTTAGACCCTATAATATTAAGAAAAGAGGCAGAAACCCCTTGGTACAACCAATTTGAAAAGGGTAAAAGAATCAAACGCAAATATTAATCCCATGAGAACCTTTGATATAATCTGCCTTAGCCTCGTTGCCGGTGTAGTCGTTTTTGTACTGGCCATTGAATTATTGAATTGGATGTTTAAACCTAAAAATCATGAGTAACCAGGTAATTGACGAATGCCCTAAGTGCCATTCAACAGATGTGTTCAAATGCAAGGCCAATGGCTTCTGTCGTTGCTGCAAGCACAAATCAGACTATGAGAATTTCACCGTTGCTGGTGTAAATGCTGCAAGTTGGGGCAAAGAGTATTCTAAACACGATCATTACGAACGAATTGACAATTAAACGATATGAAAACAATCTTACCAGTTCTGAAATTAACGGCTCAAGTAATAGGATATACATTGATGGTGTGTGCTATAACAGCCATGTATTTCACTCTGTTTGCCTGTTGCGATAACTTACTACGATGAGTTGCACTTTTGATATATCCCCAATGGCAATACTCGAAGCAAAGATGAAAGCCCTCGAAGCTCAATTCAAACAGCCTCTTTACAATCCTGCCGCTTACGCCCTGAAGCGACAAACGGAGATAGCACTGGGAGAAGTTTACAGAGAAATAATGAAAAATCGAACTATATGAAATACGAAGAAATTGAATGCCAAGGAAGACGATTGGATCAAATCGAAGATAGTAAAAGGCTCCTTGCTGCTGTGGGTGTTGTTGTCGGCTTCTTTGCAAGCTGTGGTTTACTTGTATTATTAATCAAATGGATATTAACATTTTAATCTTATGAAGCTTATTAGACCTTCGTATGAGATCCTGACTCAGTTAGATCCCATACAACTTTTAAAGAACATCGAAGCAGCAGGAAGGACCTGCTACAAGTCTGAAGAGAAGATTACTGAGGACAGCGCCTCTAAATTTGTCCCAATGCTATTAGCAAGAGGCCATGAGTCCGTTTTGGAACACCAATCCTTCACCGTAAAGTTCATTTGTGACCGTGGAGTCAGTCATGAGATCGTACGTCATCGTTTGGCTTCATTCTCTCAGGAGTCAACCAGGTATTGTAATTACTCGAATGCCAAATTTGGGAATGAGTTGACCTTCATTATTCCGGAATGGATCACAACTGATCAAATTGATCTTATCAGGCATATGAATGAACACAATTTCATGCAGGTCCTTGAATCTACTAAAGCGTGGTATCAGGTAATGAATGAAAGCGAAAATAATTACAACAGGCTTATTAAATGCCAATGGAAGCCGGAACAAGCCAGATCCGTTCTACCCAATTCGCTTAAAACTGAAATTGTCGTTACTGCCAACATCCGGGAATGGAGAACAATCTTCAAACAACGCACTTCCAAAGCTGCTCATCCACAAATGAGAGAACTCATGTGCCCTTTACTGGATGAGTTGAAAGCAATGCTTCCTGAACTGTTCAACGATATTACTTATTGAGATGAGAGACCGCAATTGGTACGACAATAACCGTGTTCGGCTCTCAAAGGGATTACCGGAGACCTTGAATCTTTCTTTTGCAGAAATGCAAGAGTCCGAATGGTCACCGGAATTTGAAAAGCTTATGAGAAACCGGCTCATGATGGGATCTATCCGTTATGGGAAATTGAAAGCAAAGGGAAAACCAGCTTACGATCGTACGGCTTCAATCGTGAAACGTTTGGAGAAATATAAAGAGACCGGCAACAAAGAATTCCTTGTTGATTGTGCTAATCTGTGCCTGGTTGAATTCGTGGAGTGCAAGCATCCAAATGCCCACTTCAGTGCGATTGATGATGGCGAACATGTAGAGGTTAAATGACCACTACGCCTCAATACATCGTTAGCACTCCGCAAGGATCGGGTCATGTTAAAAGCAAAACCGCTTTAATTAACGGCAAATTGATCATTTACCTGGATTCCGGTAAAACGATTTACTGCCATATTGATAATCTTAAATTCATTAAATCTTAAATAGTTATGAACTTAATCGAAGGACTTCAAACCGAAATGAACCGTGTTCGGGAAATAATCGCCGAATATGAGCAGATCCCGGCAGGCCAATACGCCGCTGCAGTTATGAAAGCTGACATTATCCTTGCTGAAGATGCTATCGCTACAGGCGATACAGTAGCAATGATGAGAGCTCTTGAATCCTTGAGAGAATATGACTTATGAAAAAACTGACTATTTTAATGTTTGCTCTCATCTTGATGGGATGCAATCCCCCTAATCAAAACGCTGTCATCATTTCCAAATCATATCTGACAGGAAGTGACAAGCCAATGCCAGACGGTATTTGTCGATATGTTTACAGGTCCAATCAATGGACAAACGATATTGAATTTCAAGACTCCTGTTGGAAATATAACATTGGCGATACTATTATCGGGAGGGCTAAGAAATGAAACCAAAGAACTTGAAATTAATAGCCTTAGCCCGTCTCATCGCTACCATTCTCTATTTTCCTTTCCTGTTTATCGGTTATGTATTCTATCTCCTTTCAAAACTCATCCGGGCAATTGGTTATTTGTTGATGTGGAAACCTTACAGCGCTAAAAAGCAGATTAAGGGTTTTTGGTCAATTCAATCGAGTATTGGAGATTGTTTTTAGTAAAATGTTGCATGTATTAAATATATACACTATATTAGGCGCAAAAATTGACGTATGACAACAAACCCAAATAACTCAATCCTTAGAGCCCAATTGTTCCAAGCAACAACGGTCTTGGAGAAACTAAAGCACTCACTTGAGATAGGAGTGTTCGCGGGTTCCCGGGCAAGCGTTGAAGCAAAGATGGAGACTTGCAAAAAGGTAATTGCTGAGATAACAGCTCAATTGGAGGTTGCCACAAAGCAGATCCACAAGCTCTATCACGTGGAACTATTGGAAGGCAAAAAGAAACATCACTACTTTGGCTCTCAGGCTGCGATATACGACACTTTGACCGTGGATGATATCGGTATAACATTGGATTACCTGAGAAACACTATTGACCTGTCGGATGGTCCGTATGAAAACAAAAAGTGTATCATCAGATTGGGAGAAGTGAAACGCAAACATACTTTAAGAGGGAGGAAATCATAAACCTCTCTTTTATAACACCTCCAAGAAATTCAAGTAGGCGAACTCTCCAAATACCTCTTTCGCTTTCTTGTCATACGCTTTAGCCGCTTCCATTTCGCTCTGATACCGCCCAATAAAAGTGGATCTGTAATTTATCTTAATTTGGGCCATATACTTTCCCCGGGCTTTGTCATAAAATACGCCTTTAAACTGACTGGTTTTATTAACCCCCACTTGATTAATGCTATTCTGCTGATTGGTTGCGACCCTTAAATTATAACTTTGGTTGTTTAGCCCGTTTCTGTCCTCGTGTTCAGCAGTTAGCCTTGGGTCAGTTAATCCCATTATTACACGGGCCATTCTTATAGTAGTTCTTTTGCCCTCTGTGGTTGCTGTTCTTACGGCATAATAAGAGCTATATTCATTTGAAGCGTGCCATTTGAATTGATTCAAATAGTCGAAGTCTTTATCATCTACCTGAGCAAATAATCCTTTATCCAGTTTAATCTCTTTCATTGCTTAATATTAAAAACCCATCTGAGACAGGGTGGAGCCTGTGACAAAATGGGTTTTATGGCAAAGTGCCAGTTTCTTTTAAAACCACGCTCCACCGTGATTCTGCTTTGTAAATATATAAAAATTTATGCAAAAAACAATTCCTTTTTTATTAAAACTTCTTGAATATCTTCAGTAGATCCTCAGGCACTCCTTTGCTTCCATGCAAACGATATTGTACGAACCATTCAGCAAAATACTCTTGCTTGTCAGATGCTCCATACACACTTATTTCTTTAATGTAATCCTTGTATAGCCCTTTTCCAGTTGCCTCTGAAATGTTATCGTAATAGTGCCCTAACTCATGGGTTACGTCCGCTTTTACCTGACTGGCTTTGTCTTTCAATAGGCTTGATACATTTTGAGGTATTGGAAACTCCCCATTTTCTATTTGCTTATTCAATTTACTTATTTCATACTCATAATTGGATATTTGATTCTTGGCAATACGGATATCTTTTTTGTAGATTTTATCCTTCATTGCCGATTGACCCAATCTATCCTCATAATTTTTAATACTTTGGTTTAATCCGTTTATCCTTGATTCTCTTAAAGATATTTCAGTTTCAAAGCTCTTTAACGGTTGATAGGTATTAATCTTGAAAGCATCCAAATTTATTTTTAACATTCGATCCTTCGCTAAATCTGCCTGCCAATATTGAGCCGCTGTTATTCCGTTTACACTTCGCCCTGAAGATACTATACCGTTTTGCAGCCTGATTTCAGCTATCTCAAGCAACCCTCTTTTTGCTTCAAACTCGATTGGCTCTAAAATTATATTGGCCTGTTCTATTGTTGCCCTGCCAAGATCCACCCTTGTAAAACCCGCATTTTTGTAACGTTGTTCTATTTCCTGAATAGTTTTAGACGGGATAAATTCAATAATTTTAGTCCCTTCCTTAATTGGGTCTACTATTGGCCTGATCAAACTTAGCCCTTTGGTTATGTCACCCTCTACAAAATTATCCCGGATGAAATAAGGGATTGACTTAGCTGTTGCAGCACGTTTTTTATTAGCTTCGATCCATCCCGTGAATCCATCAGGTACGCCCGTTACTTCATTAATTGACTTAAAGTCTTTCAGTTCTTCACCGTTCAGTAAAGCGTCTGACAGGCTATCAAGCTCTTTCTCAGTGCACAAAATCGCAATTACAAAGCATCGACACATAACGTGCCAGCCAACAAACTTGAAAGTCTTTGGATATTTGCCCGCAAAGTCATTACAGATGTCAGTGACAGGATGATTACTTGAGAGCTTTACTTCGTACCCAACGACAAAGTCAAACTGCTGCCATCTTTCGTGATCAGCTGTCAGATAAGCCATGTTTGTCTCAGTTCGCGTGAGACGCATAGCGTTTTTATATGATGATCGATATACCCCTTGTCCGGGATGATATGCTTGAGCTGCTTTGGAGAGCTTGTACCGGCCTGTTTTGGTAATGTTGCCCTCAGCATCCTTAGTGGTTATCTGGACCCGCTTAAACAGCTTGTCCGGTTCGTTGAGATAGGACCGGACGGCTTTTGAGATATGGGCTGCTGATCCTCCCTCACCTATTCCAAGATCGAGAGCTACTTCCAGTTCAGCTTTTAATTGACCGGTGTAGTTCCAAACCTTCTGGGAAAGGCCTAAACCTCCCTCTTTCTTCGACCGATCCATAAAGGCATTCATCGCCTTCTCATTGCGATCAAAGTAACGTGCAAAGTGGTTTTTCTCAAAAGCATCTTTGCCAAAAATCGCTGCTACTAACTTATCATTCTTGATATTTGATTGTGTCCACTCTGCTTTTACTCCGCCCTGAATAGCGCCGTACACTTTGGCGTTCATTGTTCTAAGTATGTTCGTAGCCTTGCCCTTCATCTTCTCATTGGCATCAAAAGAAAAGGTTTCCCCCTCTTTGGGCTTGAATGCTATCGCTAACTCTGTCAGCTGAGTTATGGCACCGGCATAGATCTGCTGCACGTTACCGGCATAGCCCTCCGTACGTGCAAACATATCTTTGAAATACTTATCAGGGTTGATTTTAACCATGGTTAATTCGCTTGTCCGAATATGTCAGTTGATGTAGCTTGCTTTTTAGCACTTTCCTCACCAAGTCGGATAAGTTCAGTAGCTGCATTCTTGACCAAAGGATTAAGCTCAACAAATGTCTCAGTGCTCATGCCTCCGTTCTCAACGCTGGCAACCAGGTTATCGATCGTGTCCTTGATATCTTCACCAAATGGCTCCTGAAACTCATGACCAATGATCAGGTTCTCACATTGTGTCTTCAGACCGTAGTTGGTCACATTGCCAAGGATGGATTTACACAAGCTTGACACGCGATCAAGTAGTTCATCATGTATTTCTTTATGCTTAGCCGCTTTGATATCAGCAAGGATCATCATTTGCTTGAGAGCTTTGCCGGATACATTGGTCAGGCCCTTCATGTTGTCAAAGTCAATGTTTGGAGTGAATGACTTGGAGAGGATATGTTTTTCAAGCCACTCAATTTCCTGCTTCTTTGATTCCGGGGCTGAGTCCCAGGTAAGATACTCGACACTTGCTTTTTCCTTTGTGATGTAAATCTTTGACTCACTTTCTTTCTCTGGCATACTGTTCAGAATGTCAGCCGTGGCCACGATTGCAGGATCAGAGAAGTAATCGTTCACATCCGCTGTTCTGGATCCGATATACTCTTCACGTTCGATCATTGGACTGACTCCATCCCACTCTTTGGGCTGATTGAATAGGATAAATGGGATCTTGCCAATCGGGTTCAGCTCTTCGACCACTTGCCATCCCATGTTTGCCCGGGTGCAGCGGTATATGATGTCAGAGGTATAGACATCGAAATGATAATTGATTACTCCATCTTCTTTGAGGTAGTAACCCCATCCTGCAGTAATCAGTTTTTCGTACTGGTCCCACATTGCCCGGATATCATCCCCTTTGCTTTTTGCCAATACCCGGATCTGCACGTCCGGCTTTCCTTCAGCATTGCGGAATACCCTGAACAGCATAGCGCTTTCAGTCTCGGCACCAGCAAGACGCTTACATTGCCGGATCTTTGAATCAAAGCGGACACTTTTAAGCATGTCCTTGAACGCCTGAAACGCTTCTTCGGTGTTCTCGCTTTGCTGCATCCACTTAACGGCTCTGCCATAAAGGAAGACAAGGGCGATCTCATTGATGAATACCTGGTAGGGGATAGGGAGTCTCCAACGCTTCTGTGTGCGGATGTACTGACCATCTTTGCCCTTAATGACTTTATCCGGACGTTTCATGATCTCATGCGAAAGCACGTCATACTCCTGAATGGCATGATTGACCTTTGCGCTGTTGTCATTCATGTAAGAGATCACCCGGGAAATGTCTTTAGCTGATAAGAGCTTATCGAATTCCTGATTGCGCCCAACAAGGGCGTTAAACTGATTGTAAATACTACTTAACAAGCTCATATCATTAGTTATTATAAGTTTACATTCCGAAGCCCAACATTTCACGTGTGATGTTTTGCGGTATATCCACATCGTCGTAATCGAAGAAGGCCCGCATCAGGAATAAATCGCGCCAATCCGGAGAGTGGCCAATATCCTTTTTGATTTCTTCCTTTGGTTTTAATTTCAGCTTTCCGTCTGAGTCAGCTTCCCACGTCTGCAGCTGTTCGAGTTCAATAACGATATTCTCCTTTTCTTCCTCAGTGATTTCAGCCTCAAAGCCAACATCATTGTTGTTGATCCGCTCAGCCAGCTTATATCCGCACTGGGTTTGTAGGTTCTTGAAGTTCTCACCCTCGAAAGGTCGGCCCCCGTTGCTGAAGCCCCTGATACCGCAATTGTCAATCACACCACCTCCCACGCCGTCTTCGTCTCCGATGGATCGCATCTTCGAGATCTTGTGTTTTTGCCTCAGATGATTAATCGCGGTCTGAATTTCAGTAGTTTTGCTGACGTCAAAGGACAACGTTTCAATTATTGTCCAATTATCCCAAACCCCAATACGTGCTTTGTCTGACCCGAAACGTGCAATGTCGGCAGTGATATACTTCTTACCCGTTTTCTTGGCCAGATCGTTACCGAATATCGCCAGTAGGGTATCGTAAGCACACAGGGCATTTGGATTGTCATCATATTCCCAATTGCCTTTTAGTAATCGTTCCTTTTTGACCTTATCGGTTGTTGACTCAAGGGCTTTGATATAATCCTTTTCGATAAATGGGTTTTCCTGCACCAGGCAGGGAAGATATGTCATGTGAGACGGCAGGGTGCCATCCTTTGCCGGTTTAAAGAACGTGGTATACATCCAGTTCTTTTTCGGGTTACAGGATATAAACAGTTTACGGACAATACCGTAAAAGTCGTTCATGTGCCTGCCAATACGGGTCTTGAGCGTGTCGTAAGCCCCGAAGTTGATCTCTCCCCCTTCTTCTATCCAGCCGCCCGTGTATTCGATGGACCCGTAACGTTCATAGAGCGGATCCGAAGGGAGGAAGCGAAGATCCAGCATGTCAATACGGGATCCGTTCTCAAATTCGATGAAGTGATCCTGCCCGTTGTACTTGAAGACCTTGTCACGTTGGATGCCATAACTCGTGCACACTTTGAAAAAGGTTATCAGGGTTGATTCCCGTAAGCGTTTCAGAGATTCACGGCCAATGAACCACTTGGTACCAGGATAAGCCAGACACATAAAAGCCAACCAGGCACAACCGGTCCACGACTTGGCACCACCAGCTGCCCCTCCATAAAGGAATTCAACATGATCCTGATCGGTGAGGGTTTGCAATGCAAGCTCCTGCTTAATGTGCTTTTTGCCTTGCTGGGTAACAATGAAGTCGTAGTCACCACGCTTGAATAATTCAATACGGGCAGCTAACAAGGGGGTTATATGGTTACTCTGCTGTTGCAATGGTTTTCACAAGTAA